ATGGTAATCTTATCATTTATTTCAATTTCTTTATTATGTGATTCATCATATACCATTTCAACTTCTTTTAGATCCACCGTTACATTTGATACATGTGCACATTCTTCATCATTTTTATTTTTTCCGTCTCTGTGTTTAAATTTTAAATTTAATTGATCTCCAACAGAATGTATTCTTAATTGTAAAAATATCCATTCTAAATCGAATAAAGGAACTGAATCAACATCAAATTCCTGTTGTGAACAATTGTTTATGATTTGTTTAATTGCAACCACTTGTTCTTCTATATTTTCCCCTTGCATTGCCATCATTAGTATTTTTTCTTCTTTTACTAAAAATGGTCTAAATGTAAGTTTTTTATTTTTTGCAGAAGGTTGAGTAGTGCTAAATGTTGCAATATCAATCTTGGGTAAACTCATAATATCTCCTAATTATATAATTATTATTTTATGTATCAAACCGGTCATTGTCAATAACCACGTATTATTCTCCACCGGGAATAAGCCATCACGACTTGTAATTTCACTATGTCCTGAGAACCGTAAGTTAATGTGATAGGATTAATCTGTTTGGGAAATGCTTCCATTATTTCCACATGATAAGTATCTATATGTGAAGCACTTGCAGGACTGCTAGATAAATTTGTTGCAAGTTTTTTTATACCAAAACTTCCACAATACTCGTCTGGATAATTTGTTAAGTTTTGTACTACGGCACCTTGCAATTTTGCATCAGTGAGACCGATGATATCATCCATCCATCTATCGAAAACTTTTTTAATAAACATATCATCAGTTAGTATAAAAGATAAAGTTATTGTTGGGTTAAAATTATTAGAGTGGACATATGATTTAGATACACTACCTGTTCTAAATTCTGTAGTCGCCAAATTTCTTCCAGGTAAATTTGCGGCATCACACATAAATTTAAAATCCCGCATATCAAATCCAAGATTGTTTGCAATTCCATTTACAATAACACCATATGGACCTGTAAGTTGATATTTGTTTGCCTTTGAGGGGCCTTTATGTTTGTTTATCGCTGCGATAAAATGTTCTGATTGTTTAAATCCTGCTGGCATTATAACATCCTTTTTGAATCTTCCCAGACTTTTTCTTTTCTGGTGTTAAAACGTTCTATTGGTAAAAATATTGCAAATTTTAATTGTTCAATTCCTTCTATTACCATACCATTTGCTCCTTGAACATGACTTGTTAAATATTTTTTAATACATGGTCGAGTCACTTTATTTCTCTTTAATGTATTCCAATTAATCACATTTCCAAATGCGACGGCATCTAATAGTCTTGCTCTATGTTGATACGGCAAATAATGAAAATTTAATCCTATAAATCCATCTACTTCTTTACCTATGATCATTGATAAGGGAAATCTGTCATAATATGGTAAAGTTTTTTCATGTTTTGCTTTATATGAGAATAATGTTAATCTAGCTTTGGTCATTCTTCTCTTTTGTATCAAATTAGACCCTTCCATAAACTGATCAGCGGACATACTAGAGTCATCTAATTTAACATTTAAATTTCTTCTAAAATTTCTAATTTTATTTTGCAACCATTGAGCAGATTTTATATTTTCTTGTGGAATTTGTTTTCTTTTTATCACATCTTGTAAAATATCTATTAAATTTCCACTATTTTTCGGTGTTTCCGCCATTTTTCCTTCTTTTTCTGATTCCTAAGTCATATTCATCTAGAATTAAGAAATTCCATCCACTATTTTTACAAAATTCGGTCGCGGCTTTCCATTTCGCCTCATTCACGCCCCATTTTTTGGCTTCCCTGATGAATTTTCTCGATTTTTCCTTCATTTTGGGCGGTTTTGTCTCTTTGTTCGGCTTGACTTCGATAATCACAACCTTTTTATTCGCAAATTTGACCCAAAAATCCGGAAAATATCGATGAATTTTTCTATCAATTGGTGATCTATACGGAATAATGACTTCTTCAGACGCCCATTGCTCCACTTGAGAACTTAAATCCAATTTTTCCATCACTTTTCTTTCCCAACCAGACCTATAAATGATCTTTGTGGGATTACCCTTATATTTATTAGGATTCTTTGGTTTGTATTTTCCTTTGTATGCCATATAAATAGAAATGAATAGTTTTTAAGATACATTTATATTTAGAAAGAAAAGCAAAATGTCAGATCCAAATTTGATGAATAGTAGAGCAGCAACGGTAGCTTATGGTGGTGTCACGATGGGTGAAGGAGCATCAGTATTAAAATATCCATTAACTTTAGGAGAAGTCCAGACAGATACTCAAAATTTTATATTATTTCATGCACAACCAGGAGGACCTAGAAATCGCGGTAGGGGGGCTGAATTCGGGGCATCTGACATAGCATTACATATTCCACCTGGATCAATGAAAACTAAATTTACAGGAAATTTTACACCCCTAACAGGTGGAGCAATTTTTGAATCTTCTGGAGCTACTATGGGTGCTGGTATGACCGGTGCCGCTGTTGCGTCTACATTAGCAAAAAGGTTTAAAGGAGTCGCTGCAGTAGTTGGTGTTTTAGCGGGAATAGGAATGAAGGCTGTGGGCGAGGGTCTAGGTAGTAAGTCCGTATCTGAAGCAATAGCAGCGGGGGTGGAAGGCCTTTCAGATGATGTAAAAGATTTTGCATCAAGTGCGGGAGCATTAGCGATAGCAAATTTTGGTGGATCTTTAGCGCCGGTTTCAGCTACGTTTGGAGTAGGGATAAATCCACACATTGCTATGATATATCAAGGCCCTGGAGCATTTAGAACACATGATATGACATTCGATTTTTGGCCAAGAAATTATACAGAAGCTGTTGCGGTAAGAAATATCGTTCAAACCTTTAAAAGAAGAATGTTACCAAAAATGAATAATTTTTATGGAATGAAGAGTGTGTATTTTGATTTTCCACACGAATTTTTTATTGATTTTTATATTGGTACATCAGCTGGACCTAAAAGATTTGATCAAATGGGAATAAGAAGGTCTGTATTAACAGCTATGGATATAAATTTTGATGCATCAGCATCAGGCCCGACATTTTATGATAATCCAGTTGGAGATCCACTTCCAGTACATACAAAATTATCATTAGTGTTTCAAGAAACAGAATTTATTTTAGAGAATATAGATCTGTTGGACAACTCTACTTCTGATGCAGTCCAATCATCCGAAGTTGCACCCACACGTGAAAAACCCGCACCTGCACGCACCTCGCCCAACGGCGCAGGCGCGGGCCCGGGCGGTTGGACGGCGGCATTTATAAGAGCGCGTAAGGCGAGACTTGCTGGAGGCCCGGTAAATTTCACGTGGGAAGGTGGCGATGGCAAAGAAAAGGGCGTGTATCATTCTTATCAAACAGGTGAAGGGCCTTACAAATAATGTCAGAATATTTTAAAAATATGCCAGCATTGTATTATAAATTTGATACCGGCACAAATCATGCTGGAAAAAAAATAGATATAATTCATCAAAAATTAGTAACTGATATATCATTAAGACATAGATTAAAATCTTCTATAAAATCAGCTGTATATACTAAGCAGCTTTATAATATTCCTGAAGGAGAACGGGCTGATACATTATCTCTTCGATATTATGGTGGATTTGAATATGTTTGGCTTATATTCTTAGCAAATAATATTCTTGATCCTATCTTTGATTGGCCATTATCTCAAGACGAATTAAGAAAACATATAATATGTAAATATGGAAGCTTAGATGCCGCCCATAGTGGAGTTCATCATTATGAAGAAATACTACAAAAATTAGTTCCAGCAAGTGCAGGACAAGAAAGAATAGAAGAGAGATTTTATGAAGTAGATGCAACTCGTTATCAACTTGTTGCCGCACAGGGTGATGGTATGGAAAGAACTGTGTCTGATTATGAATATGAGATTTTACGCAATGATAGTAAAAAGACAATTGCTTTGATAGATGATTCTTGGGTCGAGCAGATTTTGGAAACAGCAAGAAATATGTTTAGTTAAGGTATATAAATGGCATCTAATAATTATGATTCAATTATTTTCAATGGTGACCGTTTACAAACGGCACATACAATCCCTAAGTATGCGGGACATGTTAAAATTAACCATTTTAGTATAATTAGTCCTAATAATTTTCCCGGAGGTATTGTTGATCTTACAAAAATGTTTACTAGATGTGAGATTACTGAAAATATATTTTCTCCTTATGTTAGTGGATATATAGATATTGGTGATGCAACTGGGTTATTTGAAAGAATACCTATTATTGGAGAAGAGGTTCTTCATATATCCTTTCAATCTGTTGGAGCAGATATACCTGAAGATAAAATAGATAGATATTTTCGAGTTGTAAAAGTAACAAATTTTAATATAGATCCCAAAAATGATAGATTAGTTACCTATACTTTAAATTTCACTAGTATTGAATATGTTATTAATTTAGCAACAAAAGTTCAAAAATGTTATGCTGGAATGAAAATTAGTGATATGGTTGAAAATATATATGAAGATTATATCAATCCACACACTTCTGGTGCCGCGACTGCAAATCTGGAGATTCCGGAAAGAGTTCTAGATGTTGAAACCACAAAGTCTGAGCACAATTTCACTATACCAAATTTAACACCTTTTCAGGCAATGTTATTTTTAGCATCCAGAGCTGAAGCAGCAGGATCGGGAACCGCAGCTCAAGGCTATGATGCTGGTCAAGTTGATCCGGGATTATTCCAAGCTGCAGGACTTACTGAAGAAGGAAAAGATACAAAGGGAGCATTTTATTGTTTTTATGATACAATAAGAGGAGGATTTAAATTTAAATCTTTAGAGACATTAATGCAAGGAAATGAAAAAATTCAATATGTTTCTGCTCCTGTGGGATTATCTTATAAAAATGCATATGATGAAGTAGCTATTGAAAGCCATAAGATTCTCGATTATCAAAGAGTATCTTCAATATCTGTTGATACCAATTTAAAAAATGGTATGTATGGAAATAGATTAATAACCCATAATATTATAAGAATGCGTCATGATTATCATGATTTATATTATAAGAAAGGTTATTTAGACGCTGGAAATATTCGAACGGATGCTGAAACTGGTGCACTGATTCAAGTATTACCTCCCACTACTGCAAATGATTTTGGAAATACTGTTGAAAATAATTCTAAACATCAACATCAAACATATGTCATTGATGATGATACATTTCATTTATCTGATGCCCCTGTAATATCTAGAGGATCAGACGTAATAGGAAAACCTCAAGCGAATGTTTCATTAAAATCGACGAATGAAGGTTGTTATGTGAGATTTACGGATATTAATAGTGAAGGAGCTCCTCAAGATTCTAGATTAAGAGAAACACACATAGAAAATTGGTATGCTAAAAGAAAAATGCAAGATCAATTATTGAATAATTTCATATATCAAATAACGGTTCCAGGAAATACACACAGAGAGGTTGGTGATGTTATAAATTTACAATTACCGACCAAATTAGGTGAGCTCACTGGTAATATGACAATGAGGCAGTCGACTTTGGCTTCTGGAAAATTTGTAGTAACAAGATTATCACATGTTTTTCAAAAAACGCAGAGTAGAATTGAACATTCTTTAAGCTTACATGTAATGAAAGATGGATTATCTAGAAAATTACCAGGAACTGATTATGTTCCATCTAATTTTGGCACATGGGAAGGCAAAGATACAGATGAAGCACTTGCTGTATCTGGAAGAATGAAAGGTCAAAGTGGGAGATAAGAAAATATGTTAACTTCTGATTCTATGGGAATGGAATTTATTTGGTGGGTTGGTGTTGTTGAAGATAGACATGATCCAATGTACTTAGGTAGATGTAAAGTTCGCTGTTTGGGTTGGCATACTGATGATAAAAAATTAATGCCTCCTATAGATTTGCCGTGGGCTTTTCCATTGATGCCAATAACCTCTGCTTCTCAGACGGGAGTTGGACAAACCCCACTTGGGCCTGTAGAGGGAACTTGGGTAATGGGATTTTTTCGTGATGGAAGAGAAGCACAAGAACCAGTAATGATGGGTACATTACACGGAGTTCCTGAACAAGATGTGAGAGAAATTTATACGGCTCAAATAGGTTTTTATGATGCTAGGATGTATGACAATGCAATTGCATCTGATACACACCCATTTAGTTTAGAAGCCGCTAAAAAAAGAGTTAGATCTTTATTACTTGGCGCTGATACAAGACAATCAGATAAAGTTCCTCGAGAACCGGAAATATTAGAATATTCTGGTGCGGGTGATGGTGTAATAATTACTGAACAAGAACAACTTTCTCCTTTTCCTTCTTATCATTATTTGAATGAACCAACTACAAATAGATTAGCAAGAGGATATAGTGATCCAACATCAAAATTAAGAACTTCTGAAGATGGAAAAAGAACAGAAAGTCAGTATTCTATTTTAAAAAGAAAGAAAAATTCACGCAATGCGGGCCAAGTAAATGTGGGTACTGGTGGTGATTTTGGTTCAATAGTAAATATAAGAAAGAATATGAACCTGCCTTTTCTTACTCCACTTCAGCTCAGTTCTGATAAATTTAAAGAAGCATTACTTAAACCAATAATAAATAGATTTTCTGAACCTCTACCACCATATAATGCAGTATATCCATATAATCATGTACAACAAACGGAAAGTGGACATGTTTTTGAATTTGATGATACTCCTGATTCTGAAAGAGTACATTTATATCATAGGTCAGGATCATTTTTAGAATATCATCCTGACGGAACTGTAGTAACAAAATCAGTAAATGAGGCGTATAATATAGTCCATTCAAATTCATATGAACATATTGAAGGACATAAGATTGAAACAATTGATAAGAGTTTTCAGTTATTTGTTAATAGAGATCAACAATCCACACAAGGAAATTTTTCTTTAAAAGTTGGAGCGGGTGGATCATATTATGCAAATGTTGATGGTGGAAATTATTATATTACTTCTGATAGATATGAATCGAATACAACTAGTTTTATGGTAGGTACAAAAAAAGGATCTACTATTTCTGGTGGTGGTACTTTAGAATTAAATACAACAGGATTAATGCGACTTGACGCTGAAGGCCCCCTATTTGCAGATGCTTCACAAATTAAGATGAGATCAGAAGGTACTGTTGGATTATCTGGATCTGGTGATGTCAATATTACCACATCTATAGGCGCCATCGATATTCAAACTATAGGAACGCCATTTATTGCGGGATCTGGAATTAAATTACATACAGGATTAGCACCCATAGAGATCAATGCGGCAGAAAGTGCGGTTGGCGCCACAGGTTATATTAATTTATTTTTAGGTAATACTGGAACTCTTGGAAAAATTGTAATTTCTCCAGCTGGAATAGTGATGCAATCACCCGTCGCATTTTCAGGAACGTTTGGAACGTATAGTTTAAAATCTGGTGCACCGTTATCTATTAGTGGTGCAGGAAAGTCTTTAAAATCATGTTTTGATGATTTAATAGATGAAATTACAAAGATAACAGTGCCTACTGGTTCAGGAAATAGTGGAATGCCATTAAATACTGCGGCACTAAATTTAGTTAAAACAAAAATTATGCAATGTATAATGTAAGGACAATATGCCTTTAGGAATGCCACAAATAAAAGCAGGATTACAATCCGGATTCGCAAAAGCTAATACAACAGGATTAGATGTAGGGAAGATAATTAAGGATGGAGTAGAACAGTATATTTCTAATGCAATGGATCCGGCTGGGGGAAATTACGCAGCTATGCCGAAATTACAAACATTAAATTTAGAAATAGGGAAAATTATGCAAAAGCAATCACCAATACCAGCACTGATAGGGCAAAAGGTTGCGAAGAAAATTGATGGAGCTTTTATGACATTACAATGTTCAAACCAAATTTCTATAGTAACGACAGCGGGTCTTCCAATGTTTTTAACAAAAATGGGTAAAATTTTTTCAAAACAGCCAGCATCTGGAGCACAATTTGGCTCAGATATTGCAGATGCGATAAATAATTATACAACACAAATAGTAATAACAGCAATGATTCCTGGTTCACCACCAGTAGTAGTAACAGGACCACCAGCATGACATCTCAAGTTGAAAAAATATTAGAAACTAAAGAAGATATTGAAGCTCTACCTCAAAGTTTGATAGATGCGAGATTAGGAATTATCGGAGAATTGGAATTATTTGAAGATGCGTTTGCTAATTTATGTGCAGGTGTGGCTGCTTCAGCAGATGTTCCTGCATTAGCATTAGCAAATGCTCAAATAAGAGCAAATTGTTTGGGAGCAAGTAGTAGTGATATTTTAAAATTTAATTTAGGTTCTCCAAGTGACTATGCAGGAGTAACATCTTTTACATATCCTTCTTTAACCGGTGGAGCGGGAGGAAACCCCAAATTCGGTGTTTTAATTCGAGATAAAGATCTTAATTATACAATTTCTTTAAGTGATACTCCTGGAAGTACCGTAACATCAACTGAGGCGGATGGAACGTCTAATACTTATAGTAATTATATTGGTGATTATTATTTTGTTAGAAGTAGAGAAACGGGAAAATTAATAGATTTAATGGCTAATACAACTCCATATGTCAATCCTGGAGTCGACATGGCATTTGGAAACACTGTTACATTTGGGGATAGTGTTACTACAGAAGTGGGAAACTGGAATGAAAAATTTGCATATGCTAATATCGGTTCTGTAGAATTTAATTCTACCTTAGATCAGTTTGTTACCTTATCTCATACTTTAGAACAAGGTTCTGCAGAAGTTGATGTTTCTCCACCTAAAATTGGAGATTTTTTTGGATTAAAAAGATTTACTCATGATTTTGAAACATTTACTATAACTGCTAATACAACATTAGATTTAGTAACAAATATTACAGGAAATACTATAACCACTTCTGATGCATCGAAATTAGTAATGGGATCAGAATTATCAAGTACGGCATGGACATCTAATCTTACTGTAGTCGCAATTGATACAGATTTAAATGTGGTAGTACTTAATGATAATGTTGATAAGGTATATACTAATTTAGAGATTACATCAAAACAAATTATGCCAACAAGAGAAGAAAATACAATGTTCGCAATTGCACAAATTGTTCCTGAGGGAATGGTTCCTGATTCATCCTGGAAACCTGTTGGTGATGATGATGGAAATTATGGTGGAACTAATGAATCATTTGAAGATTTAACAGTTATGGATAAATCCGCATTTGAAACCGCTCTTAGTGTATTTAATCCTCCAACGGCGAAATCAAGTTCTTTAGATTTATTTAAATCAGCTTCTACAGAATTGGTTTCCTCCAGTTCAGAAATAGGACAAGATACGGGCGATTATAGTGGTAACGTATTAAATCCACTTTTTCCTGCCGTTCAAGGCGCCAGAGATAGTTATGATGATGGGGGATTACAGCCGACTGGATTAGGAATGAAAGATATATTTGCAGGAAGGTTTGTAAAATATGAAGAAAAAAGAAAAGATACTACTGGAGCGTTGATTGGTGATTATCGATATATGATAGATTTCGGTGCTCATTTTTTTTATTTGGTGAGTCCATTTGTGGGAGCTCATAATTATACTCCAACAGTTACTACATTACCAAATACTGTAACGGCTAGAGGAACAGAACCACAAGCAACATTCACTCCACAATTACAGCCCGCAATGACAAATGTTGCGAATGCATTAGATGGAGCTACCAATTCAACAACCAAAGTAACTTCTACGGCTGGTTATATAGGAACGGGTGGAACTGTGCCTGCTGTAGAAGGATGGCAAGGAGATAATTATAGTACTTATTTTAGTTGGGGTTCAGCATCCAATCCAGGAAACGAAACAAATACAACTGGCGGAGGCTCTTGCAGTGGTATGAGCGCCGTATCTCCCATTAGTATATATGAGAGAAATCCTTCAAGTAAATTGATTGAAATTCATACATTCAGCGCGGGATGTTCTTCAGCAAATGCTACACATAGTACACATAGCACTTCATATACTATTAATGAAGTTGATTGTTTATTTAATGATGTTCAACATATAATAAATGGAGATGAAGTTACCGCTGCAAATGATTACTCATTCGCAAAAGGAAAAATTGACACATTAGATGGATTAGTATCTTATAGAGATCCTCTTTTAGAAGTTGACGGGGGAGGAGAATATGATGCAGCAAAGAAAACGGCGGCGGAAACATTTGATACCGCTGTAGGAAATTGTAAACAAGAATTTACTGATTTGGAAAGTTACCATAATGAAGAGATTGATAATGTAACATATATTATGACAGATGCTAATGCCTTACGAGATGATTTAAATACATGTAACTCTGAAATGTCTACAAGATTGACAGAATTGAATGCTAGAATTGGAAATCCCACTTATAGTGGAGGTCAATCATCTAATGGAACTGAACCTGGTATAAGAGTTTCAGCTCTTCCCGCTAAAGCTTCAGGGACATTGGTTCCTTATGGAAGAACAATATATGAAGCGGTAAATGTTGCTTTAGGTGATGATATAGGGTTAATTAATGAAGTTGTAGCAGAGGCAGACTCTTTACAGTTTAAATATAAAGAAGTTAGAGATAAAAGAAATGAATATGATATGTTGAAAGGAAGGAGTAAATATTATGGAAACTGATAAATGGAAAACTACAGAAGAAGAACTGCCACCAAATCCAATGGCTGATCAAATAGAATCTATGATTGATATAATAAAAGGAACTATTGTTAGTTTGAAAAAAGAAGTGGATGTTTTAAAAGAAAAAAAGAAGGAGAATGAATGACTTTTCGAAAAGGTGGAAATGTTAGTCGTTTAGTTGAGGGCGGTTCAGAAGAGAAAAGAGCGCTGCGGGAAAAAGCTATTAAGGAGGGAAATTGGTTAGCAGCAAGTGTTAAAACTAATCAACTTTTTCCAGACCTGATAGAAAATGTAACAGAGGCGATATCAGCATATAAAAAAGCAATGGAAACTGGTCAGTTATTGTTGAAGGCAAATAAGGCTTTTCTTCTTGCGTCGATAAATCCATTATTTTTAATTTTAGATGCAATGATCTCAAAGATTCAAAATCAAATTGACGATTTTATGGGGTCAGGAATATATACTATTTTTATCAATGGTCAAAATCCAAAATTATCAATCTATAAAGTCAAATCTAGAACACCAAATCTTCGAATAAAAAAAGCAGCAATATCAGGAATATACGTTAATCCCTTTACGAATAAAATTGAATTTACAGCTTACCCGATAGTTGATATTGATGATATGAAGGCAGCAGAAGGAAATCAACCATACAGGCCAGGTATTCCTCATGAAAAATCTTGGGAAATGTATGAAAATAATCATACAAATTATGTAATTTGGAATGGAAAGGTTTTTTATAATAGAGCTATACCTGGAGTATCCGGATCAGCTCAAGGAAAACCGGTTTTAGAGAAATCTGGTGATGGGTATCATGATATTACTTATCCAGATTCTATTTGGGCTCTTGGAGGAGAAATGCAAATCTGCAAACCAAGTAAAATGATAGAAATAATGAACGCAGCCTTTGATGATAAAGGTGATGTGAACAGGCCAGTAATATCAGAAGATGGAATAGCTGGAGCATTAGTAATAATTCTTGGTACGTCAGATCCAGCTAAAATAGTAGAAAAATTAGCTAAACTTTATAACTATTTTGCAGATATAAGACCCATTAAAGATGCATTTGATATAGCTGTAGAATTGACAAATGATTTAGACGCTTTAAGAGAAGAAAAGATTATTGTTACAAATTTATGTGCACCTAATCCTGGCATGACAAATCCGCCAATAGAAAAATGGCCAATCAAGCCCGGAAAAAAATCAAGCATAAAAGCAGAACGAGATATATTTAAAATAGGAACAAATAGTGATAATAAAGAAAAATTTAGAAGAAGAGGAATTGACATTAATTCTAATAAAGAGGATAAGGTATTTTTTAAAAATTTAAGAACTCGCGAAGTAATGCAAATACTTGCATCTGGAACGGCAACAAAATTTGAAGCTCCGACGAGTGGCGGAACTGATGAAACATCAAACACGGAATGGTATGATCATATTACTCCAGGAGTCGAAACAGCTGCTGGAGATGCTAGTGTAGATCTTTTTACTCAAGGAACAACAGAGAGATATGAACAATCAATTGATGTCTTACATGAGACTATATTTCCAAATACTAGACCTGGAGATATTTTGGTTGAAGTCGAACTTGATAATAGACTTGGAGTAATTGATGAAGAAGGACAGCCCACTAAACCTGATCCAGGAGGAGGTGACGCATTTAAGGTTTGGAATTCTTATGTATTAAAAAACGGAACAAAGGTGTTTGGTGAGGATGATCAAAAAGAAGATATAATGAAACGAATTATGGCGATGAGACGATGGAAACATGATTCAGGCGCGGACAGTAGACAAGTAGCTTTATATCAATATTATAATGATAAGATTAGTCAAGGAGGATATGAAGAAAGTTTAACATATCATAGGAAACTTAGTCAGGAAGAAACGTCTCAAAGAGAGGAGCAATTAGAAAATTCAGCACTTGCTGCAACATCTGCGGTTGGTACTACTGAGGCGGAAATCGAGAAAATTAAAACTCAAATAGGACAGTTAAAAGTCCCTGAACACTCTGTAGGAGCTCCTACAGATAGACTACAACAACATGAAGCAGACAAAGTTCAAAAAGACAAACAAATTGCTGAGATAGAATCAAGCATAGAACGTACTGAGACTAGGATTAAAGAAAAAGAAGCAGAAATATCAACAAGGGAAGAGGAGAAGGATAAGGCTTTAGAAACGCTATCAGCTGAAATGAAGTCTGTGCAAGAATCAGAATCTAAACAAGTAAATGCACAAGAAAATTTAACTAGTTTAGAAACAGATTTAATTAATATAGAGAAAGAGGTACGCGACTACGAAGAATCCAAACGGCAAGAAATATTTCAGCAAGCTTATGACGTAGAAATGACGAGAATAGGCAATTCAATGACATTTAGTGAAGCAGACGTCCTCGCTTACAAATATGGTGTTAAAGAATCGACTCCAGCGAAGATTGAAGAAAAATTATATCGAGACGATCAACATTATCGAGATATTTCCCTAGAGTGGGCAAGCTTAAAATCCCAAAAATCAAAAGCTTCACAAACATTAGAAACAGCAACAGCCGCGGTCGAAGGCCGAAATGAGGATGGCAGTTCCGGAGAGTATTCTGGTCAAATAGAATATTATGACGCGGAAATAGAAAAACTGAAAGTAGAGATAAATGGCTTTGAGGAGGACAAACAATCCTCACAAACTAAAATAGAAACTTTAGAAGAGGAAAAAGTAAAACTCGATGAAGCCATTGCACTTAGGAACTTGGAGATATCATCTACTCACAGCAGATTTGAAGATAAAATTCAAGAGTTGGAGTTAGCTCTCACAAATAAAACAGCACAACTAGAAACGGCAAAAGAGGCAGAAAGAAAATCGAATGAAGGAATCGTGTGGGAGGGGGGAAGTGTTCGAAGCTTACGTGAGCATACTACCCAATCTATGGGTTTTGGTGTAGTGACTGATAGCCATCACGGTGCACCAGTATTAACCGGTGCACCAGATGCACAAGGAGCAAGACTATGGGAAGAACTTCTTCACAAGTTAGTTAATGATGATGATGATGACCAAGATCCAGATAAACCGGATTATGATGACGATGAATTGGGAGATTTGACAGATGAAGAAAGTACATGGGCAGCACAAATGATATTAGAAGGATCAGGTTTAAATGCTGCAGACATTAATGTTGATTTATTGAGACATTTTGAAGCTATATTGGATGGATATCTATGGCTTCCTAATTGGAAAAATCAAGGTAGTGCTAATCTTCCCGCACCAAGAGTTTGTTCTGTTCAGGCAATTAATAAAAATACACTCAAAAAGGAAGATATACCTGAATCTGTTTATCCTGATTTTTGGAGCATGAATGTAGAGGATGTAGTGCCCGCACTTAGACCAATATTAGAATTATTAATAGACTTTTTAGAAGGATTAAAAGGAATAGGTTCAGGTTTAATTAAAAAAATAGACGATCTAATTGAATTTATTGAAGAAAAAATTGTACCAAAATTAGTAAAAATATTAAAATTGATGGAAGAATTTTTAGCATTAATAAAAATAGGAATTGTTGATGCTGGAATATATTTTCTTTATATTCCTCCTGCGAATGGTGGAACTGAGAGAGTAAGGAATAAATTAATTAACGCTGGTAATCCACCACCAGAAAATATAGATTTTACTTATGGTATGATGTTATTTTTAGGAGGGGATGGTAGTCAAAAAACCGCAAAACTATTAGAAGCGGCGGGTTTAGTATAGTTTAGTTAGATAACATATAAATATTAGTATTATGGCATATACACACGGAAACTTAGAAAGAGATTGGCTGTTCGAAAAAGATGTCCAAACTCAATTAAATAAATCAGAAACGATTTCAGACGTTTCTTTAACTTTCGCAAAACATCCTTTGACGGGGGATGTTATTATTAAAAATAAAACAGAATCTATTGCACAGGGAATAAAGCATTTATTAAAAACAAGAAGATATGAAGTTCCTTTTAATTCACAATTTTATTGTGATATTGGCCATCATTTATTTGAAATGGTTAATGAAATTACTGCACAAGCAATTAGAAATACCATTACAGATGCAATTAAAGAAAATGGAAGCGGTATAGTTGAACTTCAAAATGTTATATGTATTCCGCGACCAGATCAAAATGGATATAGTGTACAAATCATAGTAAAACCAGTTAAAGAACCGATAACAATAACTATTACAGAATTTTTGGAAATAGAATAAAATGTCAACAGAAAAATTAGATGTAACAGATTTAGATTTTGATCAAATTAAAGATAATCTAAAATCATTTTTAGGTAATCAGACTGTTTTTTCTGGTTATGATTTTACAGCTTCAGGAATAAATACGATTCTTAATGTTTTGGCTTATAATACACATTATAACTCATTTTATTTAAATATGATAGCGAATGAAATGTATTTAGGCAGTGCTTCTATAAGAAATTCAGTTGCATCCAAAGCCGCAATGTTAAATTATACACCAAGATCTCAAGTTGGAGCAAGTGCGACAATCATTGTTACTGTTGTGCCGGCGGGCACCCCCTCCTTTGTTACATGTGATAAATTTACAAAATTTAATTCAACAATTAAAGGAAAACAATATGTGTTCGCTACAACACAGGCATTTCAAATAGATAGAAGTTTAGCGGGGGCTTATGTAAAACAAATAGATGTAAAAGAGGGAGTCCCTTCAGTATATACATTCACTAAAAATACTTCAGATAAAGAACAAAGATTTGTGTTACCAAATTCAAATGTGGATATATCGACAGCAGAAGTCACTGTTAAAGTATCTCCATCTGATGCAACATCTTATGTATATGAAAAGGCGGGAGATTTTACAGCCATATCTGGCACAGCAAATATATATTTTACTTCAGAAGTGTCTAATGGTAGATATGAAATTCAATTTGGTGATGGTTCTATTGGAAGAGCGTTAACACATGGAAACCAAGTTCAGGTTAGAGCATTAGTATGTAATGGAGCAGGACCCAATGGAGCTTCAACATTTAAATCATTAGATGCGGTGGGGGGATTTGATAATATTTCCATATCAACTTCAACCGCGGCATATGGTGGAGCGGAAAGAGAATCGATTGAATCAGTAAAATTTAATGCACCAAAAACTTTTTCTTCTCAAAGACGAGCGGTAACAGTAGAAGATTATAAAGCATTAATATTCGCAAATTTTCCAGATGCGGAAAGTATACAGTCTTGGGGAGGAGAAACTTCCGCAACTCCTGTTTATGGTAAAGTGTATATTGCGATAAAACCAAAAGGTGCGGAATTTTTAACAACAGCACAAAGAAAAACGGTTATAGCGTTATTGTCTGATAGAAAAATGGTAGCAATTGAACCAGTAATAACTGACCCAATCATTTATAAAGTTCAACCAACAATAACAGTAAAATATGATTCCGCTTTAACTACAGGATCTTCATCGGCGATTGCGGCAAAAGTAAAAACTACAGTGCAGAATTATAATAGCACAGATTTAAGATTATTTGATACTAATTTTAAATTTTCAAAACTATTGACAAAAATAGATAAATCAGATGAATCTATTACTAATAGTCTTATGACACTTAAAATTTATACATCATTTATTCCCTCATTGCTTACGGCAGTAACCTATAGATTTTATTTTAATAATGCGATAGCACACGCATTTGATGGATATTTGGGTGCTATATCTAGTTCAAGTTTTTCATATAAAGATACGGCAGGCACTTTATATGATGCATGTAAAATGGAAGATTATAATGGAGTTATAAGAGTTTATAGAAAGCAAAACAATATAAAAACTATAATAAGAAATAATATTGGATCTATTGATTATACTACAGGACAAGTAACATTAGTAGCTTTTGCACCACAAGCTATTACAAATAATATTGTTCACATATATTTTGAACCAGTTGAAGAGGATATGATTCCAGTAAGAGAACAAATTTTTCAAATTTTAGATAGTGATATTACAGTTAATGTCACAGACGTAAATATTTTAGAAAGAAGAAGTGTCACCGCAAATTCAACAACAACTACGACAACATCATATTAAGGTAATTTTTAATGGCTGTAGTTAATAATAATTTATCTTGTATTGTAGAAAATCAGCTTCCCGTTAGTTTTCGAAAAGAAAACACGATGTTTGTCCAGTTTCTAAAAAGCTATTATCAATTTTTAGAATCAATTCAAGTACATCTTAGCGCGAATACTGGCGCATTTTCTGAGGGAGAAGTAATTACAAGTGATACGAACAGTGCTACTGCTAAGATATTATCAATAGATACTTCTACGAATTTGGGAACCGGAGTATACTTGTATGTGTCACAAACTAATAATGTAATATTTGAAGCTGGTGAAACTATAACTGGTAGTAATGGTGCGACAGGGACAATACATCATTATAGAAGAAATCCATTAAATGCTTCGAAAGTTGCTCTTGATTGGAGTGAATTTCCATCTCCTAATAATGAATTATTTTATAATTTTAGATATGAATTTTTTGAAAACTGGCCAGAAGA